CCTCCTTTTACTTTATAAACCCTCCTTTTACTTTATAAACCCTCCTTTTACTTTATAAACCCTCCTTTTACTTTATAAACCCTCCTTTTACTTTATAAACCCTCCTTTTACTTTATAAAGTTCTTTTTTAGTTATATATTTATTCAATTAAAGTCATATTAGATATTTCTTTTAAGTATCTTTTTGAACATGTTTCTACTAGAAGACCATTAGCATATATACCATAATTCATGTAATAATTTTCATTTTCTAATGCTAAATGATAAATTTTATATAATCCACTTTTTTCGTATACAGATGATCTTTTATCTACACATACCGGAAGACGATATTTATAATCAGTTTCATATATCTTTCCATGTATTCCTATTGTTTTCTCTCTTTCTTTTTCATCTTTAAATTTATCTACTAAAATAGAATGGCAACCTGTAATAATTAAATCTTCAAATATTTCTGGATATTTATTTGAAGAACATTTATAAAGTTGATCTTTTATTCTGTTATCTTTTAATGCAGAGTGATATATTTCTCTCTTACCAATCATTTCGACTGGAATATAATCATTAAGTAAAGTTTTTATTAAATCTCCTTTTCTTAAATCTTCAATTCTTCTATATCCTTTACTAGTTAATATTTTAGTTCCTTCTTTAAAACAAGCTAAAGAAGATTCACCAGGAGTATATTTATTAGTAACTGAATATTTTACAATAGCACCACCTGTTATAGTTGGATTAATATTATTTGGATAATAATTTTGAGAAATTATAAGATTACTACCATTATTATAAACTGCTAATGAAGGAAAAGTATTTCCACCACCCGGTATTATTACTGCAGAATCAGCATGCGTAGGATAAAATGTATTCAAATTACTTATACTATCAATTGCAAATAGAAAATCTCCAAATGAATTTGTTCCTATATTTGGAAAAGGTCCGGCTATTCCATACAAAGCGATACTATTCCATGTAACACCAGAATCTTTACTTACAATTATATTTTGACTAGGCGTATCATTTAATGCTGCATAAATAATAGTTCCATCTCCATTGCTTGTTACACATGTAGGTTCATTTGGATTTGTACTATATCCTGGAATTGCATATATAAATGATATATTTACACCTTGATCAATTGATTGATAAATAGAAGCTGCTGCATTTGTAGTCATTATAAATTTATTACCTGTTCCATCACATGTAATTTGATATACATTTTCTAAAGTATAACCAGCGAAAGCAGGATCAGCAACTTCTGGATTTGCTATACCTCCTGGTAAGGTAAATGGTGGATTAAAAACTCGATAAAAATTAATTGCCGTATCTATTGATTTATAAAGATTCTCACCTAGACATGCTGCATAAACAATAACTCCATTAGAGCTACATGCAACAGATGTTATACCACCATTTGACCATATTAGAGTCCAATTAACTCCACTATTTGTTGATTGATAAAGGCCAATACTATTTATAGCTACGTATATAATTGTACCATCATAACTTGATGCTGTAGAAATCATATTTAGATAATTTCCATTATCGTAAGTAGAAAAATCTGATGCATTTATTGCTGTAATTGATGTCATATATTATTATATATACAAATTTATTTTATTCTATAAATAGAATACCTAATAACTTATACTTTAAAATATTAATATATATTATATTATAATGTCTAAAATAGATATTTGTCTAATAATACTAATTTTAATTTTATTATTTTTATACTTTTATAAGAAAGATAATAAAGAACATTTTCTATGGACGCCAAATTATGTTGATATAAATTACCAACCATCATTTTCTCAATATATGTATTTTGATGGATATATGATACCCGTTAGATAAATATTTTCAAATTCGTTTATAAACTATATTTTTTATATAAGTATATAATATCCTCGCATAGTTCAGTTGGAAGAACGATTGACTGTAGTGGTTTTAACGCATGTATCAATAGGTCAGGTGTTCGAATCACCTTGTGAGGATTTTATTTTTTAATAAAAGTTATTAAAAAATAATATATAAATAAAAATGAAGTTTTATCATTCACTTCCAAAATAAGCACCCTTTCCAATTTTAAAATCACCCAATCTCATAATAATTTCATCCTTTTCTTTTTGAATTTCTTTAATTAAATCCTTAATAGAAATCATTCCAATAAAATCATCTTGCTTATCATCAATTACTAATAGATGTCTAATGTCTCTAAACATCATTTTTTGCATACAAACATCTAAAGAATCTGATTTCTTTGCAATAATAATATCTGGTCCATATGTACAAATATCTTTTACTTTTACATCATTATCATTTAATCTTTTAGCAGATACCTTTGTAATATAATCTCTTTCAGATATAACACCAACAACTTTATTATCTTTATTTGTTACAGCCAAACATCCAATTTTAAATACTGAAAATCGCGTGACTGCTTCATTTGCAGTTTTATGTTCATTAATTTTAAAATCAAGTTTATGATAACAACTTTTATTGAAAACATCGAAAGCTGATACACTTTTTTCTATTTTAGTATCAATATTTATTTTTCGTACAATATTTAGAAGTGATTTATTTGAAATTCTGGAAAACATTTTAATATATTATATTAAAATTTAATTCTTAAGTATTTTTTTTAAAGTATATTTTTTATTGTATTTTTTATATAATTCAAGTGCAAATTCTCTATTTTTAAATCCTGATACTTTTGACCATTTTCCAGGACTTTTACTTTTATAGTTTGAGAAAAACCAATTAATATTTTCTTTTATTTCATCTGATATATCAGATATATCATTTATATTATCTGTCTTATCATCTGCTAAAATAGATAAAACTTTCTCATCTAAACCTTTTTCATCTTCCATTATTAAAACTCCAATAATATGTATATTATAATATTTATTTTTTTCAATGTTTTTATCTGTTATTATTAAAACATCTAAATCATCATCGTCTTCTGCTAAAGTGTGTGGTATAAATCCATATGCGTATGGATAATAATATGGATAGGGCAAAATTCTATCTACTACAAGTTCTTTCATGACTTTATCATACTCATATTTTATATTGCTAAATTGTTCAATTTCAATATAGGCATTAATTAAATCAGTCATATTATATTATAAATTTATTTTTTTTAAATATTTTTCTTACTAATAATTAATAATGAAAATATTTTTCATATCTTCTGGAACATCTTGTAATGATTATATTTCTTCTTTAAACGATATTATTTCTAAAAATAAAACATTGTTTAAGTTATCAGATAAAATAAAATTATTAGAAATAAATAGGCTTAATTCAAACGGCATTAAAGAAATGTATATAACTCAACAAAATCCTATTTTTATATCTAAGTTATTAACTGATAAGTCAGTTGTATTTACTGAATTAGATTACGACACAATCGAATCATCACTTGTTTTATATAATAGTAAAATAGATAAAATAATATATCCTATTCCAATTATATTAGATAAAGTAGATAAAAAGAAATATATTCCTCTTATTAAGAATTTATTCGGAAAAAATCCAGATGAAACAAAAAAATATTGGAAAGAAAAAAATTTAAATAATGATTTCTTTAATGTTAAAGAAAAAGTTCCTTTTATTGATTGGAAATATATAGAAGAAAAAACAATAGTATATCAATATAATTTATCACAATTAAAAAAATTTATATTATCTACTTTTTATTCATCTTTATATGAAGATAAAACTATTATTTTAATTGTTAGACCATCAATTATTTATTCTATTTTAAAAGAATGTTCTGAAACAAAATATATTCCGGAAATACATACTCTTGAAAGATCATCTATATGGGAAATAGAAGTTCGTAAAGAAAATCAAGAGTTAAATTTTAAAAAATATGATAAAATATACCCAACTGAGTTTAATTATTCTCCATTAAAAAAAAGAGATATTTTGTATCAATATGAATTTAAAAATAATCCATATAATTTAATTTGTTTTCCTAAACTTATACCACAATCATTTATAGAAAAAATGGTTCTAACAAGATTTCCTACAAAAGATAAAGATGTTATTAGTAAAATAATATCAAAATTAACTAAAAAAGAAAATGGAATTAATAACGGAATCAAAAACAAGCCTATAAACGAAGATAAGAACGAATCTAAAAACAAAAATGAAAAAATTACATTTGAAAATATTTTATCTATTTAAAATATAAAAAAATAGTAATACTCTTTAAGGAGGGGCTATGGGGGAACCTTGGTTCCCCCATTTTGAAAGATTAGTACCCAATTTCCAAATTCATAATAAATATTTATAATTTTTATTTCTTCAAAAGATTCAAAATATTCACGAAACATCTTTTCACTATAAACATAATAATATCTTATTTTATTATTAATTTGACGACCTTTCCATGGTACAACATTAATTCCTTCATTAAATTTAAAGTGTATATTTTCAGGTTGAGTAGTAGACCAACATGTTAAAATACCAATTGCGCCAGGTTTCATAACGCGTAAAATTTCTTTAAAAGTTGCATCTCTTTCTTCTGCTGTTAATAAATGATGAAACATTGCAATACATAATATATAATCAAAAATATTATCCTTAAATGGCATGCATTCTGATTCTGAGTGTACAACAGAAAGATTTTTTTTATTACATATTTCAATAAAATTTTCACAGTTATCAATTCCAATAATATAATTTTTTGAGTCATCTAATATTCTTTCTAAATAATCCATGTTTTTTCCATTTCCACATCCAATTTCTAAAATAAAAGGATTCAAAATTTCATTCATTTTAATTAAATTTGCAAAATCTTTTACACATTTCCATGTATATGCTCTTGTATTTGAAAATTCATATGCAATATCATTATAAGTGTTTTTATTAATTTCATTCATTTATTTAATTAAATTATAATCAATCTTTAAATAAAATATTTTTATATAATAATGACAAATAAAAAAATTGTAGGATATTTTCATATTTGTCAAAAAAATGGATGGGAAAAATCGTTTGATTTAATATTTCCTAAAATTAAATCAAGTGGTTTATATGATGCAACAGAAGAAATTAATATTGGCATTGTAAATAATAATGGATATGTAATAGATGATCCTAGGTTAAATGATCCCAAATTTAAAATTATATATTTTGGTGAAGAAAAAAATTATGAAAGGCCAACTATATTATATATGAGAGTTAATGCAGATGTTTATCAAGGAGATTATTGTTATTGGTATGTACATTCAAAAGGAATAACACATTGGGGTGGTCCAAAAGAAAGTTTTATAATAGACTGGATTAAATTTTTGGTTTATTGGAATATAGAAAAATGGAATATTGCATTTAAAATATTAGAGTCATATGATACTTATGGATGTAATGGATATAATGCAATTGGAAAACAGCATTATTCTGGAAATTTTTGGTGGGCAAATGGAAGTCATCTAAAAAATTTACCTGTTCATATAAAAGATTATTATACTGCACCAGAAGACTGGGTATGTATTAAAAATAATAAAATGTTTAATATATATTCATCCGGATTAGAAGGAAATGGACATTATCATAGAAATCTACATGAAGATAATTATAAAATACCAGATGATTTTGATATTAATGCTTATTGTAATATATATCCTGATATACAGAAGCTAGGTCTTGAAAAAGTAGTATGGCATTATTTAAATTATGGCCGCCATGAAGGTAGAGTTTATAAATATGAAGATGTTCTTCCAAAAGAATTTGATAAAGATGCATATTTTAATTTATATCATGATATACAACATTTAGGAAAGGATAAGGCAATATGGCATTATTTAAATTACGGTCGATATGAAGGTAGAATTTATAAATATTAAAAAATTGAAAAATATTTTTTTAAAATTCTGATAAATATATTTCTTAATATATGTCTTCGAAACAATTTAACAATTATTCTAATAAATGTTATTCCATCCTTGAAAATAGTAGCCCTCAACAGGCAATTGCACTTTTAGCAGAAGTTAGACATTTTCGAACCAATGAAAAACTTGGATTTGATAATGCACTAAAAATATACAAGTTATACTCCGAAAAAACAGTTAAATATGACTCTAAAAAGTATAAGAATAACATAACCGGATATAGGAATAAGATACATAGAAATATTAATGAAGCAGAAGAATACTGTAGAAATATTCAACACTAGGGCATATAATTAAATAAAATAAAAATTGATTTTTTATTTCATTTAATAAATAGTTTGTTATAATCCTTTAAATTTTAGCATGTCAGAACCACTTGAAATTCTTTTAAATAATATTAAAGAGAAAAGCCTTGATGGAAAAGCACAAGATAAAAAACATAAAAAAGATTCTTCTATAGATAAAAATAAGTGCCAAGCTGGTGCAAAATTTAATACATTAAAAGATATTTATTTAGCTATTGAAAATAATGAAGAAGTATATTTGATTGAAGATTCTGTAAAAAAGAAAAAATTTGCTTACTCTAGATGTTGTAAAACATCCGGCAGTAACTCCAATTATTGTCATACACATGATGGTAAAAAAACAACAAAAAATTTTGAAAAAGATATTTTACCATATGGTGAAAGGCCTAAATTAAATGATGATTTTTTTGAAGGAATGGGGAAAAGAGGTGCAAAAAAGAAAAATATTAATAATGCACTTTATTTAAAAGACGATGATGTAATTCTTTATATTTTAAAACATAAAAATCCTAAATTAATGCAACAATTATATTTTTATGCAAGAGAAATTAAAAAAAATGAGAATGAAATTATTATTAATCAAGATATTTCTAATTTGAAATCTTATTCTGAAAAGAAGAATGATTCAGAAAGTGAAGAAGAAGATGAAGATGAAATTGAACCTTCTAAAAATATTGGATCATATCTAGAATTATTATCATCTTTAGAAAAAGAATCACCTACTAAGAAAAAAGAAGAATCTGATAAAGAAGGCTCTATCATAGATTCTAATTCAGAAGACTCTGATGAAGAAAAATCTAATTCAAAACTTTCTGCAAAAGCATCTAATCTAGAAGACTCAGAAGATGAAAATTCTGAAGAAGAAAGTAATGTTGAAGAAGGATCTGATGAAGAATCAGAAGGAGTATCATGTACTCAAATTGAAACTCTTAAAGGAAAAATTCTTTGGCTAAATCCAGAAACAAATCTAGTATATGAACCAGAAGGTGATGATGAAGGAAAAGCTCTTGGAACTCTTAAAAAGATTAAAAAGAAGTATTCTACTATTCTTTGTGATGAAGAATATTATACTGTTATTGAAGAAATAACTCATGAAAAAAAGGGTCTTATCTTTAGATGCGTTTTATCGAATAATTTATTTGATAAAAAGATGAATCTTATTGGAACTCTTGAATATTTACGAAAAAATGAATACAGATATAATTTTAAGGAAAACTAGAACTAACTAAACCCGGTTTTATTTTACTTTTTTTTTATAAATAATATATAAATGGACGAAATAAAAGAAGAACCACCTGAAGAAATATATAAATTATATGAAGAATTAAAAGATTATATTTATGTAACAATTTTAAATATTAATAATGTTCCTTTAAAAAGTCATATAAAATATGTTAATAAATCTAGTCTTAAAAAGAAAAATGGAATTCTTAATAAAATTAAAGAAGATATTCTTGAATTATGTACACAAAATAAAAAAAGAAAATGGCATATCTATGTAGAAGAAAATTATATATTTTATGGCGAATACCAGCGCAAAAATAAACTTAAAGATCAATTATTAAAATTATTACAAAGTGATTTTGCAGAACTAAAAACAAAAACATCAGTAAATTAATCTAATTATTTTTTTTTGATTATAATCCATTTCCCAAAAATATCCAAGTGCATGAAATACCCCATTCCAATAATAGGAATAACGTGTACTTATTACAGCAAACTTATTACTTATTTTAAACCATACCATACCTCGTTTTGGATGAGTATCCACGTTATTAAATACTTGTTTTATCAATGCTCGTTTATTTAACATTAAATATCTATAATCATCTTTTTTGATCTTATTTATCGTTATATATTTTCCATTTCTCCAACAGCCTTCTCCTGTATATAATTTAATTAAATCAACTATTTCTTTAGGAACTTTATATAGTAGAAGATCTGTCATATTTTATATATGCGAAATATTCTTATATTTAAAGTATAATCTATAATATAATTTAAAATATGATAAATTTAATAACTTCTTTTTATATAATTAAAAAAGATGACCCATCTTCTATAAAAAGAAATAATGAATTATTAATGGCTCTTAAATATAATATGGGAAATCCTAATATTAAAAAAATACATCTATTTGTTGATGATATTGATTCATTAAACACAGCAATTAATCTAAATATTCAAAATAAATTACATGTAATTAATGTTGGTAAACAACCATTATATTCTGATTTATTTGAATATACATTTACAAATCTTAAAGATGAATTATGTATGATTTCAAATTCTGATATTTATTTACAACAAGTAGACTTAAATTGTTTAAATAGAATTGAAAATAATATTTTTGCTTTGTCTAGATACGAACATGATTTCTCATGTCCAATTATTGATAAACGATGGGGTAGCCATGATGCTTTTATATTTAGATCTCCCTTAAAATCCGATATTTTAAAAAATTTACAGCATATTCAAAATGTAGCCGGTTCGGATGATAGCGTTGTTAATACATTAGTTGATAATGGATATACTTTACATAATCCATGTTTTCAAATAAAGATTGTTCATTTACATGAATCAAATGTTAGAACATATAATCAAGTAAAAATAGCGCATGGAAAATATTTCATTGAACAAAAAGTATTTTAGAATATTATAAATATAATTTATTACTCCCGTTTAGCCATAACTTTCACGTAAAAATTTCACGCAAAATCTGGCCACTTAGAAGAATCAGATGCGTCAATCATTGCATAACGCATATCTTTCAATGATTCCATCCTGTCGGGCCATCCCAATATCCAAAAATCATGGTACTCGATATAATCACTTCCAGGTGGAAGCATGGGATAAAGGCGATTATCAGGTACACCAGACATAAAAGTATGCCAATCGCTAGCCCAAGTAACTACCCCTGCACTACGCCCCATCTTTCTGCCGCTAGGAAAAGTAGTTCCAACTTCTTTGCCATGCAAGAAATGGCCTTTAGCCACTCCAATATAATTACAGTTTTCACCATGGAATTGAAATCCACGAATGTCATCTCTGCATACGTATTTAGAAATATCAAAAAAAGATTTCCATGATATAGTACATAAATATCTCTGAGAAGACTCAGATGCAGCCATTCTAGAGTATAAGTAAGCTAACACAAGCGCCAGGTAATGTTAAATATGATAATATAAATAATTCTCAAAAAATATATATCAATTTTTTCTCTTACCCTCTTATGCGCTTAGGTATTATCCAGAATTTTTTTAACATTAAATTAATGTTAAAAAATCTCTGATAATATCTAGACCTATCTTCATATTATACATATTTAACTTTATCGTATTTTTTATTTCGGTCAAACCCAATTTTATTATAATAACAATTTTCCGATATTTTCCATGGATATGGTACCATATCAAATGTTCTATTACCACAATCTGCATTATAGTGTTTAGGAGAAGGTATATAATTATTAGTACATTGGAGATAAGAACCATTTACAATAGGGCATTCATAATTTCTAGATTTATAACATTGTTCAGTATTTAATGTTGGTACTTGGCATTCATTTAATTCTTCAGGAATTATATATACATCCATATTTTTCTTTTCTTTTATAGGACCAACTGCATTTTTAATTACTCTTAAAGAACTTTTATTTATTTGTTGATGTAAATTATTAGTTCCATCTGAATCTTTATTTTTAATATCATAATAATCAGGTGATTCATCTATTCCTGTTACTTTATCATTATCTCCATTAATAGAACCTTTATTTGCTATAATAGATGAATTATCATCCATTATATGTGAAAGAATCATTTTATTCGAAATATTTGTAAATGAATTCGGATCTTTATATTCAACATTATCATCATCATCATTCATTTCTTCATCACATTCAGAATCTAATAATTTAATATTTAAACTATTTTTTGTTTTATTAATAATACTTTTACGTAAGTTAAGTAAAAAAAGTATAAATAATATTATAAATATAATAATAATAATAAAATAATAAGTCATATATAAATAGATAATATTTTTTATTTTATGCAAATGCATATTTTATTGCAGGTAATATATTGAGCTCTTTACTTGAAATATTTCCACATACATGTTTTCCAAATAAAAATATAGTATAACTAAATTTATTTTTATATTCTGCCTTTTTCTGTCCTAAATATATTAAAAATCCAATTATTATTAAAAATATTATAATTCCAAATAATAAATTATTTCTATGAATAATAGAATTAATATTATTTTTTATAATATCCTTTTTATTTTTATCTTTTTCTTCAGCTAAATTTTTTTCATTATTATATCGATGTAACATTGAAATATATAACGCGCCGCTTAAAATAATAATAGCTATAAAAAATTTGTAATGTGTTTTAATTACAAATAAAAAGATAATATATAAAATAGTTGCTTTTTTAATAACAGCTAATATAGGATCTTCTCGTATAGGATCAGTTAAAATAACAAAAAATATAAGTGTTAAATAACAAAATAAATGTTTTATATAAACATTTTCTTTTAATATTCTTTGTATTTTACAGGGAAATAACTCGGGTAAAAATCCAGCTGATAAGATTAATATTAAAACAAATATAGAATATAATGGAATACGATCGTCTATACTATATGCTAAACTATGTCCTAAACTATGTCCTAAACTATGTCCTAAACTATGTGTAGAATTATTTGGATCATATATTTCTTCTGATTTAATATACATTTCTATATTATAAAAATATAAAAAATTAAAAATTATCTAAAATAAACAAATCATCTATATTTTTTATTCCTTCTAATTTATTTAACGCAATACATTTTTTTATAATTTCTGGATATTCATAATATTCTTTCTCGCTATATATTTTATGCCATTTATATTTTTCTTCTTCATTTGAATTAATATGAATCTCGTATAGCTTAATTATTTCTTCTAAATCCAAATCTTTATTTATATTTTCTCTATACCAAATTACAGTAGGATGATTTATATTTGCATATTTTTCAATTGTACCTTCAAATCTAGAATCATGCCATGGTGTAAAAACATCTCTTAAAAATACACGTCTAAAATTCTTTATCTTACAATCAAATTTGAATGGCTTATTTTTTTCACCTGTATTAAAAATTTTATGATATGATTTATTTGGGTTATATGCTGGCATATCACCAATATTTGGCCAATATATATCATCTGTATTTTTAAACAAAAATGGATGAGGTGTTAACCAAATCTGACTTTCATCTTTCGGTGTATGTAAAAAATCTTTTTCTAAAAATATAATTGAAGTAAGTGCAAATGTATATTCATTATCTATTAATTCTATAATTTTATCTGTTGAAGAATATATTTCATCTCCATCTTGCATTAAATAATAATCAGCATAATCTTTTGATATTTCAGTTGCATATTTACGACGATCTCTAAGTTTTAACTCAGAATCTATAATTAATATATTTAAATCCCATTTTTTTTTACAATATTCAACTATTTCCTTAGTCTTATCTGTACCTTTTTGTATTAAAATAATATATTGATATACAATATCTTTTGTACTTGCTATAGATAATCCTATTATATTTTGTTCATCCCAAACTGCCATAATAGAAACAATTTTTGGTAGTGATTTTTTATTTTTAATTAGTTGTTTAGATGAATCCATTTAATTTATATTTTTATAATATTTATAAAAATATAAACGCTTTCTACAGGGATCGAACCTGTGACCTCACGGTTAACAGCCGTATGCTCTACCAACTGAGCTAAGAAAGCATTCCACCTAATATATTACTATATAAACTATCTCTTTAAGTACTTTTAGATTTTACACTTTTTTTAGTTTTTTTTTCTAATATTTTATTTTCATTATTTTTAGTGTAATGTTCGTTTATAGATATCTTCATTAAATTAGCGAAAAAAAGCATTTTTTCAATATTTTCTTTTAATATTTTTAAATCATCAATTCTATCTTTCTCTTCTGTTTTTTTTATTTTTTCTAAAATTGCAAGATGAACATCTTTTAAGTTCATTGCATAACTGTCAATTTTATGATGATAACCGCGAGTATAAGCAATAATAATCCATCCAAATTTTTCAATCATATGTTTTGACCAGCAATTTAAACCATGGTGTGTAGTTTCATACATTATATATATTATTATATTAGATTTTTAATTTATTCCAGATAATTATTTTCTATATATTCTATAATTTCCTCTGTTGTTTGAAATCTATTTTTTGGTACAGGATTACACATTTTAAACATAGTATTTTTAATAACTATGCTATTATTTGATAGTTTTGTTTCTTTTAACATACTTTGTAAAATATTCATATTAGATTCATGTGATGGTTCATCATAATGTTGTCTTCTAATCCAAATAACCTCGTTTTCTATTGTTTGATATACATTTGGACATACCATAAATGGTGCTTTTCCTATTTTTATTTCAAGCTCTTTGGGAAATATATTATTATATATTAATTCTAAAAATGTACATCCCAATGAAAAAATATCATGATGTTTTTCAAGAATTGTAAATTGACGTCGCGATGCATTTTTTATCCAATCATTTGCTATACAAAAAGCTGTTCCAAAATAAGTATTTGTTTTATAATTACATTTCTTTACAAATCCAAAATCTATAATTTTTAAATTTAAATTATTATTTAATAAAAAATTTTCCCTCTTTAGATCTAAGTGTAAATAACCTAAATCATGTATTAATTTTAATGATTTTAAACATTTTATAAAAAGTTCTTTTATTATTTTATTGATATTACCATTATTATAATCTTTTATAAATGAATATTTAAATAAATCAGAACCACAATTATCCATATATGCATAAAATATTTCTTGATCTTTTATCATTCCAAATTCTCTAATAAAACATAAATATTCTAAATTTCTAGGAATATTTATAGTATAATATTTTTGTAATAAATAATTAAAAAATAATCCAAATAATTCATTTTGTTTTGCAGCATTATTAATCTTTCTAAAATCAATTAATTTAAATACATAATTATCTTTTTCTTGTTTTCTTAAATTATTTTTATTATAGTGTTTTAAGTAAACTATTGCAAATCCACCTAATCCAATATTATTTCCAGTATTTATAAATATTTTATTATTAAATACTGATCCATCATTTGAATAAAATGGAATTAAATTATATGATTCTCCTGAAGCAAGTTTAATATTATATGTTTTTCCTATTTGTGGATTTAATATTTTAACTAATTTGTCTTTTGTATTTAAAATTAATTTATTTTTAATATTACTAATTACCTTTTCTTTAATAGATGGTGATCTTTTACATAAAAATTTAAGAACCGCATTCTTACATTCATTATTCATTTTATTTTTTATAAAAGTATTATTAATTTTTTGTTGATTTGAAATTTGATAAGAAACATTACTTAATTTTGCATTCATAAATTTTCTAGATTTATTTTCTGAATACATGTATAATATAATTATATATATTTTTCAAAATAATTATATAATATAATTATATATTATGACTATTACTTCTCAATTAATACAAAATATGGCAGAATTTTTTACAGCATCTTCTATAGCAGGTGGTTCTAAAATGAATAATAGTTATTCAAATAGCTATTCTAGTTCTAATAAATCAGGTGTTCTTTTATATTCAATGTTTTTTATATTAGTTGCATTATTATTAAAAGGAATTATTGTATATTTATTATACAACTATATGGTTCCAAAATTAATTTATTCATTATCTTCATCTACCTCAAATAATAAAAAAACATATGAAAATATTGTAGATAATTTCCGAACATTAAGTTTAACAGAATGTATTTTACTAGTTATTTTATTTAATACATTGTTTAACTTCTAAATAAGGGAACCTAGGTTCCCCTGCAACCCCTCCTCAAATGGAACCTAGGTTCCCTTTACATCCCTCCTATTCCATCTTACCCTCCTATTCCATCAGAGGAAACCTAAGGTTCTCCCTTACCCCCTCTCATATTCCATCTCACCCTTCTATTCGATCTATTCCATTTTATCCTTCTATTTCATAAAAGAAAACCTACTAACTTTGAATATTCTTTTTTTATTTATTTTAATAATAATTTTTAATTTATTTATATGCGATATAAATAAATTTATTTTAACCAGATTATATATAGATGACATCTTTTTATGGGAAATATAAATTGGATCCAAATAAAAATAGAGAAGTAAATAAAGATACTGATGTTTTAAAAAAAGATTTTACTCTTAATTATACCGATTACGAAAAATTAAAAATTGCCGAACAATATAATAAATTATATAGCAATGCTTATAATGTAAATGCGGAAAATATTAGAATTGACCAAGAAAAAAAAGTATTTAATTTATCTATTAATCAATTAATAAAAAGATCTGGTGTTGTTTATATTCAATTAATAAATGATTTGTCCATATATTTTTCAAATGGACAAAAAGAAAAAGATTTAAATCGTTTAGGATATATTATGACAAAAGATGAAAATTTATTATATATTGGTATGTTTATTCTTATTTTAGCATTCTTTTTATGGTTAATACAAGTTACATCCTAGAGGGAACCTAAAAAGGGAACCTAGAAAGGGAACCTAGAAAGGGAACCTAGGTTCCCTTTACATCCCTCCTATTCCATCAAAGGGAACCTAGGTTCCCTTTACATCCCTCCTATTCCATCTTATTCCATCTTATCCTCCTATTTTATTAAAATAAATTAAATCCATTTAATCAACATTAATTTTAGGCGCTAAGCACAATTTAAGGTTTCCTAATGATCCAACTGTGAATTTAATTACAATAGGAAAATTATTCTTCATATACATCTCAATAGAATTACACAAATTAGTACACTTTGTAAATAATACCAAATGTTTCAAATTATAATATCCTTGAATTATATTATCAGAATTCGTCTTTACAAAATTTAATCCATTACTTGTCTCTCCAATAATTGTTTCCTGTTGAGCAAATTCTCCCTTACAAGAAAAAATAAGCTGGCTTCCTACACTCTTAATTTCAATAATCTCCGAAATATTCATCATATCCCTGCAAATCTTATTAAATTCACTACTAGGCATAGTAATAATAGACTCAAATTGAGCAGGTGGGATTTGATAAGTTGTTTCATCAACTTCAATCAAGTTCAAATAATAATTTGTTAAGCTATTCTTTTCACCATTCTCAATTCTAATTCCAAGTAAATTAGTATTGTCTTCCTCAATAAATAATGTTAATGTATCATTATTAGTAAGTGTTTTAATCAAACGGAAAAAATTTAACATATTAATACCAATAAAAATCTTATGTTTGCAATGATAATATTCAAAGTTTTCTTTTTCTAGTTTAAGATGAACTAAAATTGTTTGTGTCGGATCCATTGTAATAATTTTCATAGAATTATCAGTAAATTCTATATTTGCATCAGTAAGAATCTCTTTAAGAGCTTCAGTCATTGTTTTAAATGCCCCTGTTTGGACAGTTTTTAATTCCATTATTTTTTCTCCCATTTTTTATTTATAATATAAATAATTAAACTTGGCTTTAAGTATTTTGCGTTTATTTTTTCAATTATGAATTATAAATATTTTTTAATTTAATTAAGAAATTTATTCAATCTTAGTTAGTTAGATTCCCTCAAAAGTAAAGAAATTCTGAATATCATCTTCTAGACTTTTTGTCCTCAAATACTCCTTATAGGCATTTGCCCCTGGAGTAATCTGTGACATAATTTCATCAAATGAATCAGTCTCTCTAATATTCTGTCGGGAAAACCCCGTTCTCAAAAGTTGATGAATCGCAGAAAACTTCATATTATGGATTTGAATCACGGCTTTTACACCACGAACACCCTTGAAATTTACTTCATGGCGGTTCAACCAATATGTTGTAGTGCTATCACTTTTTTCTCTGTTTAGAACATTCGAAAGTGCAAACTCTTCATATTGTTTGAAAATTTCAGAAGTTAGTGTAGACTTGTCCAAATTCGGCCAAAAAGAATGGGCTTTCCATGAAGAAAGATCGATCTTAAATGGTCTAGTTGGAATTTCTTCACTTTCATTGCAAAGATCCATAATAATCACCTTTTTAGGGTTTTTAGATCTAATAAAATTTCTGTATGCATTGCTAATTTCATTCAATGGATTCTTTCCAACTTTGCTCCATTGATCAGCGCTCATAATAAGAACAGCATAATCATTGGATTCCAGTTTGGATTTCATAATTCCAGTTGTAGTTGACTTTCCAACTCCTGTTCCACCATGTAGTACAATGAGATCTTGGGTCCCACCACTAGCATTGGAAGCAGAGGTATAAGATCTTCCACCACCAGCTGCAGCAGGATTTGCAATAGGAACATGCCTTTGATATCCACCTCCAGCTCGCCTTTCAATAAAAGGGTTCGCTACAGATGGTTCTACTACAGTGGTTGCAGTAGAAGAAATAATAACATGTGCAAATTGAGTGTTAAGACTCGTTTGACAGATAAAACATCTGTAACTACCGCGACGTCGAATATCATTATATGTTGATTCACGGAAAAGAAAATTGGGATTGCACGGGTATCCTCGGAAAGAGTGATCTGGTTGTTTCCAACCGTCATGAACATTTTCATCCAATTCAATTGGATCATATCCACCTTCTTTCTTTTCTTCCATATTATATCGAATAATCGACATAGCTGATGGCAAAATAAGTGCGCCAAGAGCATGCTTTAGCTCGGTGTTTCTCAAAATTCCGTCAGAATTCCGGAGAATAAAAGGAGTACCAGTAATTCTCTGAAAATCTTCCAAAACTGATTTTTCACAAAATTTCAGCTGATTGCTAATTAGTGTAATATCACCATAGCTCAAAAACATCCAGTACATTACTGTATATGGATGAATATCGCGACACATAAAAGGAAACAATTCAATTGCTGTCCTAAGATAAGGCTCAAGATCTTTCTCGGTCCCCATATTTGGATGCATCATGTTTCCTTCTTGTCCCCATTCTAGCTCAGTCTTCTTGTAATTTGAATTTCTGACTTTGTGTAGAATGGTAGTAAGAATAAATCTCATCGAAGAGACATATTCAGCTGATTCAGGCGACGAATAGTGGTTTACAATCGAATATATGAAAAACATAATCCAAATGTGAATATCAGACTGAACATCAGTCCCAAAAAGGGACTTCTGAATGGCTCTGATCCACTGTCGCAAAGCCTGTTCATCAGAAGTTGAATCCATAGGAAGAGCTGGAATAGTTCCAGTAATTCCTTGAATTTCAAATCCAGCGTTATTAAATGTCTTTCCATTATTTGAAAATGGAAATGTAACGTAGGATTCATCACCAGTAATAGCAATAATGCGCTTTCCAGCTAGATCAAAAATAGGATATGCACAAAACTTGGATTGAATCCCAATAGATTGTGCAAGATTATCCTGATTTCGCTCATTAGCAGCAGCCATGATATCTTTTCTGTTGAGTGTATCAGTAATGGTATTTGCTGAACCACTCATCATATTATCCAACATCTGTTGAATAAAATTTCGGTTAATAACAACATCTTCCAAAACAGTATTTCGGAAGAAATTTGAAATAAGACGAATAATTTCTGTCTTCATACGCGGAGTTTTATCAGAAAGATAGAATTTCAACGCATTTACAATAATATTTTGCGCCAACTTAATCAATGCAACTCTATCTGAAGAGCTAGATTGAACTTGTTGACTAATAATAGTAAGAAAGTGACTGAAATCTGTATTCAACATCATTCGTTCTTTACCAAATGGAAAATATCCAGCTGGACAAGTAGAAGTAGATGAATACAAAACTGCTTCACCTTTCTCAGTCTTAATTGTGTAAGAGGCTACATTCTGGGTAAGTCCATTTTGTTGCAAGATTCTAAATTGATCAGCACCTGGTGCATGACGCATGGCTTCTTCAGAAGAGATATTAATTTCACCAACAGAAATTGCAATAAAGTAAAACTTTACTTGCGTTTTGTAAAGTGAAATAATTCGCTTAATTTCTGATGTAAAAGAACTAATTCCATCAAGATCAATCTGCCCATCGCAAATGACATAAATTGAAAGCCTCTTACCTGTTGCCAAATAAGAGTCTTTAATTTGTTCAAGTGCATAATGAGGTTTAGTTGATGATTCAGGAATATAATTCATTGCAGTTCCTGCAATCAAAAATGGTGTAACTATGGGATCAAAAACATAAGTTTCTTTAACAAATCCGCGAGTCATAAATCTATTTACAGATCCAAAATACAACATCTCAAGAGTTTCTCCCTCTTTTACAATCGACATAATTTCATTTAGCTGAGCAGCTGAAATAGTTTCGCAAAATCGCTTTCCGTTAATAATATCATCATTGATTAGAATATTGTCATGAAGTTGTTCAGGTGTTCTAAATGAATGAGAACCAGTGCTACCCGATGCGTCATAAACAACGAGTTTGGTAGAATCATCTTCAGTTAGAAGACGAGTATGCTGTTCAATAAGTGAGTTAATTTCAGAGATGGTGGTTCCAACAAAGTCAGACATAACTTGCAAGGTTTGCTTAAAAGCTGTGTTTTTATAATTATTTATAATTTTTTGAATATTTAGCTATCAATTTTTTTAATAAGAAATGCTGGAAAGAAATTCTTGTCTTTCTGTTAGAGAAACAGACATTAAAGAATAAAGTGACTTAAAAACAATAGCGTCTTCTTCGGAATAATTCATATTAGACATTAAATCTACAATTTCTGAAAGACGTGAAATATTAACACTAAGACTCACAATAGATTTTTTATTGTCTTGAAGATATTCAATTTTATTCCGATCAATTGTTTCAAGTAACTTAAAAAAGTATTCATTTAATCTTAAAAGAATAGCTCCTGAATCATGCATCTTTTAAATTTTATTATATAATATATAATAAAATCATTAAAAAATAAGTATCATTTTTTATTATAATTAATATAAAATTTTCAGGGAGAGATGATTGTCTTTCTTCTTTCTGATTTTCTAACAACTGTAAATATTCCTTCACATAAAATAGGCTCACGTAAAAGATATTCAATCCCCTCATCAAATGCTTTTGTAGAATCAGCTGGTTTAACATCTTTTGCAGATGCAATAGTAATATGTCGTGTTGGATTTCCATAATAAGGTAATTTATTATTATGACCACACTCAATATCATCTTCTAGTCGAAGAACACATGATTTCTCAGAAAGACCAATTGACGTAATAATAAACCTACATTTTGTTCCCTCTTTAATATTTTTATATTCATCTGCATGTATATCTCCATTTTTAGGATAATATACAGTTATATGAAATTTATTTTGAGGAATAAGACTATTGTAAACTGATCTAAAACGTTCACTTTGCTCGTCATCTAATATATCAGTAATTTTTTGAGAACTAACACTAATACTATAGTAAAGAACAGAAGGTTGAGATGAAGATTTATCGTGTTCTACTTTTAACTTTGTAGAAATAAGGTCAGTAAGATCATTAACTACTTCGTCTGACATTTGAGACTTTTATTTATAATATATAATATATATTTCTATAAAAAATAGTTATCAATTTTTATAAATAAAAATTGATAACTATTTATTAAAATAATTCATTTATAATATAATATTACTTTTTAAAAATGAATATTGTTACTCCGCCATCTTCTCCTAGATATAGAGGCGGAAGAGATGCAAGAGATGCAGGAGATGCAGGAGATGCAGGAGATGCAGAAATATATAGTGATCCATTTTACCTAAAAGATTTATTTTTGAATAGAATCTCAAAAGTTGTTTCAAATGATGAGTTTACACAAATGCTTTATGGATATTTGGATTGTCATAATACTTCATTCAAAAAGTTAGAAAAACTAATTTATAGAGACTTATTTCATTACGTTGAACATAACCAAAATGTTTCTTTAAAATCAAACACTACATGGTTAAAATTAAAAACAGATATTGAAATATATAATCAATATAAAAGAAGAGATTCTCCTGATATTAATATTTTTTTATTAGAAAATAATGTTAATGTAACAGCATTCGAATATTTACAATATATTAATAAAAAGAAGAATATTTTTGGTTCTTATCATCATTTTTTAGTATTTTATTTTTATCATCTTCATTTTGAAAGATTATTGTAAATAATTAATTTTTCCGACATTAAACCAAATATATAAATAAAAGTATACAATGATACTTGTTTGTTTATTATTATTTATAAATATTGCTTCTGCATTTAGATTCAAAAAAAATAATTACATATTAAATAATTTATTAGAGTTACATTCTCTTTCACCTTTTTCATCTTTCTTTATACAAGAAGATAATTATAAAAATAAATTATCAGAAAACTTACTAAAAATGTCTATATTATCAAAACTAATATATGAATATAATTATGTAAATGATAAAAATAAAAAATCAAATTATTATATTGAACCAAATATAAATAAAAAAACAAATTTAACATTTTCTGACATTACAAATAATAATATTTATTTTTCATCAAAACATTTTGCAACAGAATTAAAAATAAATAATTTTTATGAAAAAACATTAAAATATTTTACTATTTTGAATAAAATTTATCCAGAAACAGAAATATTTGGATATTTTCAAAAATTTAATAGTAATAGATTACATTCATTGATTCTAATAAATCATCGATATAAGGAAATAATAGTTGTTTTTAGAGGAAGTCAATATATAGATGAATGGATAAATAATATTTTTATTTCTGAAAAAAAAATTTTATTTCATAAAAAGAAAGAATTAAATATACATCGTGGAATGTATAACATGTATATAAATGATAATATTGATAATGATATTGTTTATATATTGAAAAATCTATTTATACATTTTCCAAAATATAAAAAAATATTTACAGGACACAGTAAAGGTGCAATAAATAGTATTTTATTATCATTAGAATTATTAGATAAACTTAAAGAAAATTATTATTACGATATTTATATGTTTGGAGTACCACTTATATTTAATAAAGAATTAGCAAATTATTTACACAAGCATAAAAAACTTACAATTTATAATATACTAAATAAAAATGATATCATTACAACTTTTCCACTTTATAATAAATTCCACATTGGATTAGAAATTTTCTTAAATAATGATAATATTAAAATTATACCACATAAAGAACCATATAAAATTGGTTGGAAAGAATCATTATTAAATATACATAAATTATTTAGTAATCATGATTTAGATAATTATATAGCAAAAATACTAAAGGAGATCAGAAATTAAACATTTGCATTGTTCACATTCCTCTTCTTCCTCCTCTGCATCTTCTGCATCTTCTGCATCTGCGTCTTCATTATCTTCTGGTTTATATTCTTCTTCTCCTTTCTTTTCTTCTTCCTCCATTTCCTTAACAAGTTCTTTTTCTTCATTTGGATTATCAATTCCTTTTAATTTATTTTTTATACAAATAACATGCATAAAATGACAACATGGTGTAATAAAATATTTTTCATCTAGAATTGGCTCATGACATATATTACATGACATATGATACTCCATATCATCTTCTTCTTCGTCACTTTCTTCCTCTTCATCTTCTTCCTCTTCATCGCCTTCCTCTTCATCGCCTTCCTCTTCATCGCCTTCCTCTTCATCGCTTTCCTCTTCCTCGCCTTCCTCTTCCTCGTCTTCCTCTTCTTCCTCTTCTTCGCCTTCCTCGCCTTCATCTGCTTCTTCATCTTCTTCACCTTCATCTTCTTCGCCACTTTCATATTCTTCTACTTTTTTATTTTGTCCTAATACACTATTTAAATTTGGATAAATTTTTTCATAAAATTCAGCAAATGCTTTCATAAGATGTTCGGTTTTAATATTGTTTTCATCCATTATAATATATTATATATATAATATATTATTATTCTTAAACTCATTTCAAAAATTTCTTTAATCTGCACTATGTCTTAAATAAAAAGTTTCTTCCCAATTAATAAAATCTACATCATTTTTAAGATATTCTGTCTTCATAAAATCATAATTATCTGTCCATATTTTAAATATACAATTATTAATCTTTGGACTTACTGATATTCCATTAATTCTTTCTTCATATTTTGAATCTAGTGTCAAATCTGCAATACATAAATAATATATAATTTTCTTCCAATATTCATATGAATCTTTTTTTGTAATTCTAAGTGACCAATAGCCTCCATTAAGATTATGTTCATCTTCATAAACAGGTATAATTCCTTCTTTCATTAAAAAAAACATACCCGATGTAATATTCTCAATCTCTTTCAAAATATACAAAACATCATGATAAGTTTCAAGTTCAGTTACTTTAGAGTAACTATCAATAGACCAATTATTATCATTAACTTTATGAAACCATAATACCCATTTATTTTTTAATGGAAAATTATTTAATTCCTCTTTTTTTTTTAAATCCATTATATATAAAATATAAAAGATTCCTTTTAAGATGTTTTATTATGAATAATTTTAAAAATCTCTTCTAATTTTTTTAAAATATCTATATTATCCTTCTTTTTAATAACTTTTTTCTTATTTTTTTGTTTTTCTTCTTCTATATTATTATTATTTAATACTACATTTCTACATATTAAACAAATAGGAGTTTCATATGTTGATTCTAATAACCATTCTTGATAACATGGTTTATGAAACGCATGTTTACATCGAAAATAAATTATTTCATTTCCATTTTCTATTTTTTCCATACATAAAAAACAACTTTCTATAATCTCTTTATTAATAGGTTCATGTTCATGACAACAAAATAATACATTATTTTTCAATGGAGCTCGACATTTATTATCATTTTTATTATATGCTTGACATCTACTCATCATATTTATTTATAAATTTAATCTTTAAATCATATTAAATTTATAAATAATTAGTAAAATATTTAGGTTATTTTATATATAGTGAATTAATGGATGTAATATCTCTAATTAATACTTCTCCATAATTTTCTATTTTTTTACATATATCTAATCGTTCAATTGTATTGCAAATATCCATCAAATTATCACATATATTATTAATTCGCATAATAGATTTTATAAAATTTCCATCATATATTGCAGTATTTTGATAAATTTCATGAATTGTTGCTCCATCTGCCCATAAATAAGCTAATTCTACAAAATCCAAATATTGTGTATAATCTATTCTAATATTCAATATTTTTTCATCTTCTTTTCCCATAAAATATATAGCAATCTTATTAATTTCAGCTAAAACATTTTTAACTTTCTTAGAAACTTTCAAATCACTAATATATTTTTCTTCTGCTCCATCCTTTTCATTAATAAAAGATGCCAATACTGCAATAATTTCTGGAAAATCTAAATCATCTAATAATCCCCTAAAAATCATTTCCGTAAATAAAATTTCATTACATTCATTAATACCTGTTGCAACAATTCCCTTTTTACTTAATTTATCATCTATAACATATTCTTCTTCTCTCAATATTTCAATCATTTTATTAATTTCTTCTTTGAATCCATTTCCATTTGAATATATACCATCTTCTATACTATTTTTCTCTTTTAATAGTTCATCATAAACCTTATATTTTTTAATATACTCCCCAAATTTACTATTTTTTTCAATCTCTTTTTTATCATTTTCATATTTCATTTTATCTTTTTTAGATAACTTAAAAAATGTATCTCCCAGTTTCGATACAATTTTATCATATTTTTTCATTAATTCATATCCCTCATGATCCATTTTATTTTTATCACATTCAACTTCCACTAATTCTAAATTTTTCATCAATCCAGAAACTATTTTATTATTTTCATCTGTTATTAAAGTTTTTTCCAAAAACTGATCTATTTGCTCTCCACTGTTTTGCAAATTTTTTAGTACAAACTGATAAGACACTGCAAATTTAGATTGTAATGATGGACTTTTTCCTGTAAACATACTTTTCATTTCCATTTCAGACGGCAATTCGATAGTAGGTAAAATAATAACTGTTCCAAATTTATCAAGACCTCTTCTTCCTGCCCTACCACTCATTTGCAAATATTCATCTGTTCTTAAATATCGCCTTCCATTATTATCATACTTTTCTAATTCACTAAATAAAACCGTTTTTGTTGGCATATTAACACCAATTGCAAATGTTTCTGTTGCAAATAATATTTTAACCAATCCTTTACTATAAACAATCTCAATAATTTCTTTTAAAATAGGAATCAATCCAGAATGATGATAAACAACGCCCTTTTTTAATTGTTCATACACATCTTGATATTGCGGCATAATTTCATATGTTTTTTTATAATCTTTCATATAATAATGAAAAATATTTTCAACCTCCGAAATTTCTTCAAATGTCAACAGATTCTTTCGAACCGTTTTACAAATAGATTCACACTTCTTACGAGAGAATTTAAAAAACAAGGCTGGTATATGTCCATCATTTACTAAAAAATCAACTAAATTATCCATAATTTTATTAACATCATACACACGATATTTATTACAAACAATATCATAGTTTTTAAACTTTCCTTTATCATCTGCCATTTCAACTAGTTCCCATCTAAAGCATTCTTTATCATTTTTATTTGGATCTTTAAATGGAAATGCTTTCCAAAAATAATGTTTCAATGGAACAACACGATGAGAAGTTGGAATTAGATGAATACTCTTTTTTTTTATATTTCCAATCCATGAACAAAATTCATCTGCTTTATCAATAGTTGCTGATAACATAACTAGTGTTATTTCACGAGGTACCATTACAATTACTTCTTCCCATACGCGACCCCGATCTGGATCATTAATATAATGAACTTCGTCTAATACAACTGCTCCAACATCTTTCATATTAATGCTGGTAGAATACATAATCTTATTTTCATCTAATGTTGATTCACGATATAAAATATTTCTTAAAATTTCAGTTGTCATAATAATACACTGTGCATCAGGATTCATTTTAATATCACCCGTCATAATACCAATATTATTTTTACCAAATCTTTCAGTAAACTCTGCATATTTTTGATTAGAAAGAGATTTAGTTGGAGAAGTATAAATAACCTTTTTATTTAAACGGAAACATTCTGCAATTGCATAAATCGCTAATACAGTTTTTCCTGAACCAGTATGTGCTGTAATTAGTATATTTTCATTTTTATAAATACGGTAGATTCCTTCTTTTTGGAAAGAATCAAGTTCATATGGAAATTCATAAGCTATATCTTCTTGAGGAATTATATTTTCGCATGGATTATTTTTATTAAAAATAGTTAAAAAGGATGGAATTTCTTCAGTTACAAAATTCATACTTAATAATCGTATATAAATAAACAAAAATGATTTTAAATCTTAAAATCATTTTTTAATAATTCTTTAAAAAAACCTATAAATATTTTTTAATTTCCATAAAATCATCCCAAGTATAAAATAATTTATATTGATTGTAATTTTTAAAAACTTTATTCATTGGAATCTTATATTCTATAAAATCCATAATTGGTTCTATGTCATTAATATCATCTATTTTCAACTTATTTTTTATTTCTTTTAATTTATTTTCATTTTCAAAAAAACGAATTAAAAATCTTATAAATATTTTTTTATTTCGTTCATATAAAGTTTGTGGTCTATTACAATTTATATAATTAATAATAGGCGAAATATTAGATAAATATAATATTTTTTTATAAATAATATCATAACATATTTTTTCACTTAAATTTTCAAAAATATATTTTTTAATATCATATATTTTAAATGATTCACAGTCATCCATAATTAACTCATTCAAACTTAATTGTATGTTTTTAATATTATTATCAAAATAATAATTTAATATATTTTTAATAATATTTGATAATTCAAATGAATTTTCAATATTATTTGATAAACCATTTATAATTTTAAATGATCTTTTAAAAGATAAAAATATAATTTCAATAACTCTATCTGTATTTGAATATAAAAAATTATATATTGTATCTGTTTTATCTATAAAATTAACAACATTTATATTTTCTTCTTCATCGCTATCATTTGATGTATTTAATTCTATTGGTTCTAAAATATGATTATCTGGAGTAGATTCTCCTGATTCAGTTTCTAAATTTATTGATGGTTTTCTTGATTTTCTCAAATTAATATAATTATCTATTTCTTCATCATCTTTAAAAATATTATCACTTTTTTTAAGTTCTTCAAAAAGTTGATTAACTTTTATTTTAATTAAACTATGAATATCATCTAACATATTTTTTTTATTATTATATGTATCATGATATTGGAATGAAACAAAATATAATTTATCTAATTCTTTATCAGATCCATATAATAAAATATTACGAAATTTAATAAAATTATCCCAATTTAAATTATCTTTAAAAAAATATTCAATAACTTGAATTATTTCATCTTCTTTAAAATTTCTAATAATAATATCATTATATATTTTATTAATATTATTTCTATTAATATATTTTTTATCTTCAAATTCAATCCATTTTTTCTGGATTCCATTTAAATGTGATTTTAAAAAAAATAATAATTTTTGATAATTCATATTATTATTTTTTATAATATTAGAAAGGTAATAAAATCCTTCTCTTAATATATATATATTTGTTCCATCAATTAAATGATAATTATTTTCAATAGAACAAAAATTAATATGAATACTAAACTTTATATTATTATCTTTTAAATCCAAATTTCCAATATTTAATCCATAATTTTCTGCTTTTAATAAAATTTTATGTTCTACTTTATTCATATGATTCATCGTGAAGTTTGTATTATATTTTTTTATAAAATGAATACATCGCGCATCAATTAAAAACTTAAGTTCAATATCTGCATCAAATTCTTCCTTTGTAATTAGAAACTCATTTTCATCTAAAATAGATTCTATAATTTCAAATTTATTTAAATTTATAGAAGACTCTACGTGGGGATATTCAAATATAATTTGAATTTTATTATTATCTATATTATTAATATTATTTTCACCTCTTATATTAATTGAACCAGTATCTATATTTAATTTTACAGATGATTCTTTTTTTTCAGAAGATGAATATTCAACTACTATTTTTTCCGCACCTAATTTTTCAGCGATTTGACAAAATGTTCTTAATTTATACTCCATTTTTTTAATAACATAATTATTAAATGGAATAAACAATTCTTGATTTGAAAAATTATTTTTCTTGTATAAAATATTTGGTTCAATTATATTTTCAAAAAAATATATTGGTTTTAATTTTTTGGTAGTGTTATTTAGAAAAATTAAACTCGTTAATTCTTCTTTTTTTTCAGAACTAGCATTTTTTATAAAAGTGTTTATATACTGAATTATATTTATTATTTTATTTTTGTTAGTAAACTGTAAGTATACTATATTATATTTATCAAAATATGAAAGTAAGTTTTGTTTAAAATTAAAACAATTTTTTTTTAAAATTTTTCCTGTTAAAAAAATGGAATAATCTTCAACATATAATGAAATTACTTTTAAAATTTCATCATCATAATAATTTAAAAGATCGCATATATTATTGAACGAATCCATTATATGTTTTATAAATATTTTTTTTTAATTTTCCGAAATAATATTTATCAGCTAATAGTGCTGAACCTGATTGTAATATAGTCCTTTGCACCATCCCGTTTTCTTATCTCTAATAAGATAATCTTTAGAAGTAAGTGTCAAAATACCATTTTCTAAAACTTTAATAAAATCAAGTCCATCAAGGATAGATAGAATAGTAATACCCCAAAAAGTACTTGCAAGAGCTCCATTTTCATTTTCAGTTTCATCTAAACATCCATGGCCAAAAGTTGCTACTTCAATACCATGAATTTCAAAAGATTTAACGAAATTTTCAATACAGAGACTATACACAAATTCTCCTCCAGGTACTAATTCTAGTTCAACTGCTCCATGGCAATCTTTCAAAGATTTCCATGTTCCATCTACTTTAATAGGATGATTTGATGTTCCAAAAACAGACCGATAGTTCCATAGCTTTTCATAACAAATGCTCTTGATAATATATTTAACTGTTCCTGCTTTTAATTCAGTTCCAGAAATTACTTCATCAATTCTACAAAATTCACCAGATTTTAATTCTACTAGAGAATCACCTCTAAAACAAATTCTAGAATGAGAAGAAATACTTCTTTGTGGAATTCCTGCAGGACTATATGATGTAGTTACTTCAACTCTTGAATCAGCATAACCTGTATACTCTATTCTTTCAAATGTTGAACAAAAATCACTTACAAGATTCGCAGCTTTTTCACCACTAAAACTTTGTGTGGATTCATCTTTTCCGTTAATTGTAATTTTGTTTTTATAGCAAAAATATAATGCCCAAATGTAATAATAACCCCATTCATATTGAATTGATCTATATCGCACCGTAATATAAGATTGGAGTGCTTTCTTAATTTGACCTTTATTTGAATCAGAATCATTTATCAAATCATTCAAATACTTTTGGACTTGAGAATTTGTTGATGAATATGGCTGATACTTCAAATAAAGTTCGTCTAAATCACTAAAAATACTATCTGTAATAGGTACATTTCCAAGATTATATATAGTCGAAAGAAAAAGAAAAATATCATATTTCATCATTTCTGAAATTACATTTTTTTCTTCTGTTAGAATTAATTCGGTAGAATAAATAAATCTTTGGCTGGTATTTTTAATATCGATACATATAAATATTCCTGACTCAATAGTTATTTCACCTCTTGATTTTAGAAGAAAAGTTTTCTCTTGTCCATTTTGTAAACATCCGATATCAACTGTATAGATACCGTCAGAATCTTTTTTGATAAATTCAGTCTCTTCAATAATTTGAGCATCGCCCAATTCAAATCTAAAAATTCCCCCAAAAAATAAAGTGGTAAATATATTTGCAATATAATTTGCAAAAATTTCACCTGACATCTCGGGCCCGGATATATATGAAAAAATTCCACCAGTTATAGTAGTTAAATACTTAAGAATATAAGAATTAAGATTATTTCCAACACCAAAAATATCAAGGCTATTAATCCTAAATTTTCCTTCAATAGAGTATTTTCTAATAATGCTTTCGTATTCTGAAAGTTCTTTAATATTTGGTTCTCCATCAGTTAATAAAATTGCTTTAATAGGAAAAATTAGTTTTGTTTCATTTGACATTTGAAAAATAGAGTCTAGTGCAGCACACAAATTAGTACATCCACCAGTAATAACTTTATTCAATTCATCTAGAAGAAAAGTTTTATTTTCCAGTGTCATAGGAATGAAATCACATAAAACACGAACTCCTGTATCAAATAAGTCAATTGAAATGTAAATATTTTCATTTGAACTCTCAACGATAACTTTTGCTGAATGAATAACTGTTCCAAGTCTTGTACCAGCCATTGACCCAGAAATATCAATTGACATTTTAATACCTATTTTTTGTTGAGTATTGGGTTGATTAGTACAAATACTTAATTGTTTATATTTAAAACCATCTTTAAATTCAAATTCTTTTGATAATGAAACTATAGGATACAATTCTAATACATAATCATCTAAATTACTCGAAGGCAAAGGAGGGTTTTGCTGTAAAGACAACATAGAGTCCAAAGCTTGTGGAAGATAGCTTGACATTTTCGCAAAAGGTAATTAATACCTCAATAAATTATTTATAATAAAATTAGTTATCAATTTTTATTATAAAAATAAAGATTATATTTAATACAAATTAATAGTATTTTTTCCTTCTTTATGTATAACTTCAATAAAATGTATTCTATCCATTTTATTTTCTTTAACTCCAAATGCAGATGACATTCCAGTATCAATACATAAAACTCTACCATTAAATCTTAGTTTAACTGACCCATTTGTAGGAGTATGACCTAATACTAAATATTTTGCATTATAAATAGATAATATTTTAGTTAAATTTCTAGTTGCACGAACTTCTTCATATTTAGATATATTTGTAGAATAAGTTCTATTCCATAATATACTATAATTTGACATAAATAGATTATAAAAAATAGGATTATTTATATTACTAATATTTCCATATAGTGTATCCCTCATTAATAAATTAATTTGTTCAATTCTATATTTTTCTGCAATTTCAAGACTTAATCCTCCATGACAAAAAATAAAATCACCAATTTTAACTATTGGATTCCATGCACATGCTAAATATCTTGCAAAAATCCCTCCTATTTTAAAATATTCTTGTCTGGCTTCTGCATTTTTAAAATGAGCCATTCCCATAGGTGAAACATAATCAAACATTCCAAAAATATTCATTATTTCATGATTACCAATAATAGGATGAAATCCGCCACCTGCAACATATGATTCTATTTGTAATTTCAAAATTAATGAAATAATTTTAAATTCAGAGTCTTCATCTGATGCATCATTATCACGTGGTTTTCTATCAAGTATATCTCCAACTTGAACTACATGTGCATCTCCGCCACACCATTTGTGATTATTATCAATTAACCCTGCTTTAGTTAAGCATAAAATAAATGAATTAAAATCACCATGAATATCTCCAAATGCATATAACTTATTTACAGCTGGATATACTCCTTGTTGATAATATTTGAATATTTCATTATGGTTAATTCTCATCTATTTATAGAAAAGAAATTATTTTCTATAATTAACAAATTTAATTTTATTTATTTATTGAAAATTATAACATTTGATATAAATCCCATTTTTACTAAAATAAATGCCATTACTCCAATTCCATTATTATATTTTTGTTGATATATAAGTTTATTTCCTATAATATTTGATTCAGGAATTCCTTTAAGCTCATATTTTTCAAATATAGAATTAAAGACACATGGTATTATAATCCATAAATTATATCCTAATTTTTTTAAGAGTAATATAAAATGACTTACATTGTTTATATTCTTTTGTAATGAATTACACTGAGAAATATTTTTTCCAGTACTATTATTTTTATTTCTATATGCAATTAAATATTTTTTATATAAAATTTTAAGAATATTTTCATTATCACTTTTTTTAGAATAAGTAAATTTAATATTAAGTTTATTTAATGGATTTTTATAGTATTTTTTTAATATAATTAATGTTTCAAACATTGCATATGCACTTGAATAATATATAGATCCCCATGGATTTTCATCACCTATATATACCTTACTAACTATTTGATTTAATGTATTTATATTATCTTTAAAATGTAAAACTACTTTATCTATCTTTTCTTTTTTCGTATTATGAAAATTAATAGATGGAGTCATATAATAAATGCAGGCGCGATAATTACTAAATATATAAAAACACTCTTTTAAAACTGATAATAGATTTTCATAACTTATTAATTTATAAAATAAGTTAAATAATTCTTTATTAGATTTAATATCTATCTTTTTTTTAGAATTTTGATAAAATACAAAAAACTTACCTATTTCTGATTTCTTTATAAGATTATTTTGTTCATAAAAATGTATAATTATATCTACTTTCTCAAATCTTTCATGAATATATTTTTTATTTTTAACTATTAAATCATATATTTTTTTTTTAATTATTTCATGATTCATATAAGATAATAAATTCATAAAGATAGAAACATAAAATGGATTATTCAGATAATCATAATATTTTTTAAATTCTTTATTGTGTTCATCACAAAAATTTTCTATTTTGAAATGATTATTCATTCCTCTTATAATAAATCAGATTTTAATTTTATTTTTAATAAATTATATTTTTAATTGTTCTATTTTTTTAATAAGAGGAGAAATATATAATTTAAAATCTTTTATCTTTTCTATAATTGGAATAATTCTTAATTTGAAATCTTTTATTTTTTCAATCATTCTATCATTAATCAAATTAGAAGATTCAAACATTGAATAATCAATTGATTTTAATTCATTTACTTTTTCAATTATTACATTAAAATCTTCTTCTTCAGAAGGGAGAACTTTATCTTCATTCGTTACACTAGATGAATATTCTTTATTAATAAATCTATTTATAAAATTCTTAAAATTATCATCATTTTTTTCGTCTTTAATTTCATTTTCATCAGAATATTCAACTGTATATTTTACATATTGTGCATCTTCTGCATCTCTTGCATCTCTTGTATTTTTTGCATCTCTTGCATCTCTTGCATCTGTTGCATCTCTTGTATCTTTTGTATCTTTTGTATCGTCCTCTTTTTCATTTCCATAAAGTGATTTAAATTCATCTATTGTAATTGCTATAGGATAATCCAGTAAATAAAAATCTTCTTTTAAAAATTTATTTACTTTATCTAAAACTTCTTGTTCTGTATAATACTCTTCAAAAGAAGAATGGGGTCGTACATTTAATTTTTTATTTATATCATGAATAATTCTTTTAATACCAATATTTTGCAATACTTTCTGAAAATCTTCTTCTAAATTTTCAAATTTTCCAATAAAATTTAAATCAATTGTAGCTTTTTCATTAATAATACTTCGACTTTGAGACATAAACATATGCATATATTCAACATCATTGCAAAATTTATCTAAATTCAAAAAATTTTTAAATGGAATTTGAAACCTATTTACGTGAAACCATGCTGAAACTATTTTATCATACGGATTCCGAATAAACGCAAATTTATAATATGTTTTCCATTTTTCAGGAGTCATTCCCATTTTTTTATTCAAATCAGGTGATGTTTTATAATACATATATACTCCATGTACACGATTTTCATAATTTATATATTTAGTTGTTTTCTTTTTATTAAAACAAAATTTATCGTGATCTGGTCGACGCAAATAATAATTTTTAAAACCGTAATATTTATGTAACATATAAGATATATAGGTTCCTCCTGTTTTATGAACATGAATAAAAACTGCTTTTAAATCATGATTTATACTGCACATTTTTTATAAATAAGATAAAAAACAATAAAAATAAACGGACTTCCAAAAAAAATGATTTCTATAATATAATAATTTGTAATCTATACTATATTTTATATGAATTTACATAATGTCATCTAAAATATTAATTAGACCACCAATGATTTTTGGTAAAGATAAATTACCAATTAAAAAAAAAATTACTATAAATTATCCAGAATTAACTGTTAAAAACAAAAAATTAAATCACCCACCAATGATTTTTACAGTTAAAGAAATAAAAAAAATAAAGAAGCCAATTTATATTATTGCCAAAAAAACTAAAAAAAAGAGAATGAAAAATAAAAAAATATTTCATAAAGTTCATGATTTCGTTGATAATTTTCTACTAGCATATGATGATAATTATCAAAAAAATAATTATATAAGTAAAAAATATGTTAAACAAAATATAAAAAATTTATTATTATATCATTTTAAAGAATTAATTGAAAAAAATGAATTTTGGGGAAATATGATAAATATTGAAAAAAATAATATATTAAAATCATTCTTCTATAATTTAGGTATAGTTTATTCTATAAGATATGGATGGTCTATTGGAAATGTGAATATTATTACTATGTATTCTTTAGAAAGTTATATGGATTTAATATTTTGTAAGAAAGGTGAAGAAAAAAACAATGAATATATAGATAATTATCATTTATTTATGTATTATTCTAAAAAAAGACTTGAAAACTCATATATATTTAAAAACTATATATGGGAAGAGTTATGCAAAAAAGTATTTCACCCAAAATATAATAATATTTTGTGGAATTTAGATGAAGATTAATTATATGCATTCCACAAAGGAGAGTTTATAAGGGTACTCGAAGCTACTATGTTCCCTTATTTTGAAGCAAATTTATAATTCCAATAATATAAGATTCTAAATGTAAACATTCTTTATTTCCTTTTTTTATATTAATATCACATTGAACTGTTAATTCTAAAATAGAACTAATCATGTCATTATTATTTTTATAATTTATTATTTTTTCAAATAAATAATTAATTAATTCACTTGATGAAACATTATTAATATATAATTCATTTACAATATCTCTAATTTTTTGAAAATTTACAAAAGATATTTTTTTCTGAATTATCAATTCAAATAATTCTTCGAATTTATCATAATATAGAAAATGAAAATTTTTTTTGGTTGCAATATAATATCGCAAGAAACCAAATATTTTTTTTAAATTAGGTTTATTATCTATTTTATTACTTTCTTTTAAAATATAATCAATTATACTATTCTTGGTTTTAGTATCATTATGTAATTCTAATGCATTTTTATAAATAAATTTATTTAGAGCTTCTTTTATTTCTAATATTGATGGCATTTGAATCCGTATTATTAAAAATCTACTTAAAATAGGTTCTGCAAGCCGCGATAAAGATGATGCTTCAAAAAAAAAACGAACACTCATATAATTTTTTTCAATTAAACGTCGTAACATCATTTGTGAAATATTTGATAATAAATCTGCATTTTTCATAATAATTATTTTAGGAATATCTAATCCAATATTTCTTGTTTCAATATACGGTTTTATAAAAGAATTTATAAATAATCTTTCATTAGATCCTAATGCTTCAACATCAACTTCTATATGATAAATACTCATTTTGTAAACCATTTCTTTCTTTTCAGCTTCATGTATTATATTTTTAATATCATATACTTTTTTATCAAATATACTAGCTAAAAAAGCATAAATTTTTATACTTTTTCCACATCCTCGTGGGCCATAAAAAAGTAAATTATTTATTTCTTCAATATCTATTTTAATAAATTTATTTAATAATTCATTTTTAAAATCCAACTCATCTATAGTTGGTTTTTCTTCAAAAAATGATATATTCATTTCTATTTTCTATTTACTTTTAGTATAATCTTTTTAAATAGCGGGGAACAAATGTTTCCCCGCTAGACCCCTCCTTCTTTATTTTTCAATTAATTAATAATTTTAAAGAATAGAAATAATTTTTGATAAAAATTTGTCTTTGTACTTTAATTCTGATAAATTATAAATATGTTCTTGATTAGCTAAGAAAAGATCTGTTTTACCCTTATAATTTTCAATTATATTAACTTTCATATAGCATTCTTCAATATTTTTTAAAATGATGTCTCGAATATATACTCCATTTGTATGATCATCATTCATATGATCATCGCACCAATATTGAAACTTCTTTTTAATATGGCGAATTGGATAATATTCTTTTGGAATATCATCAATATACATTTTTTGAAATAAATAAATATCACCTGCTAAATTATGCATTTCTAAACATTTTTTTATTATATTTTCATCAATGTCAAATGATTCTATTTTTAATTCTTTATAATAATATTTTTGTGATAAATTTGAATCAGATTCTTTTTTTTGAATGATCATTGGCTCATTCTTTTTTTCATTTTTTATAATATCTAGGTTTAAAATTGGTTCTAAATTTTTAGAAATATAATGCTGAACAGGTTTTTCAACAACTTGCTTTTCAATAACTTGCTGTGGAACATATATCTTCTTTTTTTCTTCTTCTTTTTTAGAAGGAATTTCAATCTTACCTGATAAAAATTTCTCCAACATATTTTCTATTCTTTCTAGCCTATTATTTAGTATTTCATGATTTTGAATTACTATATTTAAACTGGAACTTATTTTTTCATCTATTTTTTTATTAATATATTTTAATGCATTGTTTGTTTTATTAAAATTATCTGTGTCTTCGTCCATTACCTAAATATATAATAATTATTTTGTATTTAAATACATATTATTATATATAATATATTATAAAAATGATTTGCAAATATTGCCATTTAAGTGATCATGTTATTGATGATTGTCCAACTATTATTTGTAAAAGGTGCAAAGAAATTGGTCACCCACAATGGCTTTGTACAGAAAAAAAGAATAATAATTTTAAATTAGAAAAAAAATATCAATTTAGTGAAGATATAAAAAAAAATAATGTAACAACTGAGTCTTTTTCAAATAAAAATATTGAACATTATTTAAAATTAGAAAAAAAGAATTGGTCGGAGTTTATTATTTAGAGAAAGGGAACCTAGAAAGGGAACCTAGAAAGGGAACCTAGAAAGGGAACCTAGAAAGGGAACCTAGGTTCCCTTTACATCCCTCCTATTCCATCAAAAGGTAGCAAATGTTATAAAATATTTTATGAAATAGACTTTTATTTTAATATATTTTAGTTAAAATAAAAATATAAGAGTAAGATACAATAAGAGGGTAAGATATAATAAGAGGGTAAGATGGAATAGGAGGGATGTAAAGGGAACCTAGGTTCCCTTTTTTAGATGAAAGACCAAACTTCATCATCTCTTACATCATTCACATCACAATTTTTAACAACCAAAAATTTTTTAGGTTTCTTATCGTCACAATCTGTCCCAACACACCCCGGTTTACTCGTTGTAAATGTAGTTGCATCTGGTTTAGATAAAGCAATACATTTTAAGTTTTTATCATCTGATGCTGTTGTAGAAACAATTCTATGAGAATTATCCCAATTCCATTTTTGACTATCATTATCTTTATCGCAATCTGCCATATGAACACCATCTTTCATCATATTCATTGTTAAACATCTATTATCATGTTTATTAACTATATTTTTATTTATATCTAACATCCATCTTTGAATAGGAGAAAAGGGCGACGAATTATCCATATAAGATAAACTTGATGATGGACTTGTTCCATCTGTTCTTGTTGCATAATAAGTTGGATTTATTTTTTCTTTATCATCTTCGTGAAAACTACCTATTTTATTAGCTAATCTTCCACTAGCAACAACAATTGTTCCTGCTGGTCCTTGAGGTCCAGACGGACCTTCAGGGCCTTTCATTTTTGGTAAATTGCTGAAATAGTCATCTACTGTTTTTTTAATTAAATTATTTAATTTTTTATCTTTTTCTATATCTTCTAATTTTTGTTTTTCCTCTGTTCTATTTCCTGTCCAGGATGCAAAATTTTCATAAGATTTATTTTTTTGAAAAATAGTTAAAATAAAAAGTACAAATAAAATTAAAAGTGATATACATAATAATTTGTTATACATTACTATTATTATATAATAAAAAAGATTTTACTTATTATTAATTATTTTTAAATTCAAAATAATTTCACCAGTTGCGTCATTATTTATTTTATATTTTACATCACCATATGAATATTCATATTTTTTATATCCAATTAAAAAAGATAAATTTGATGATTTTACTTTATAATTAGATAAAACTCCATTATCAATATACATATTTTCAGCTATTATATTTCCACCAAATATAATATCACCTTCTCCATATTT